GTAACACGACTGTTCAAGTAGATGGCATGGCCATCGTTACGCAACTCATTGATAGTTGCGGATGGGTTTGCAACACCGAAAACACTCTGCATCTTTGCAGGTGTCAATGTGTTGTAAGAACCGGACTTTGACAAATATGTCAACACTTTATTTTTTGCACTCATTACGAATACTCCATTTTTTAGTCTCTCAGATTGAAAACATTTGAGAGGAGACTGTTCTCTCAAATCAGATTTAATTATAACAGAAACCGTGCTAGTTGTCAACACTTAGCACGGTAAATATGTGATTTAGAAAGGAACATCGTCACTTGTACCTGATTCTTCAACAATTGGCACAGCAACGGCATCAAGATTAATACCTGCATCAACTTTGGTATATAAGTCAAGGAAGGATGCCTTTGTATCTTCATCAAAGCGATTCAAACAAAGACCAATTGCCTTCATCTTATCACCGAAGATACCGAAAGTGGAAACAATATGCACTAAACGGCGAGTAGAAATCACTTCATCACATCCGCCATCAGCGAATGTTTTACGAATAGCATCTGCCCATGTAACTAGTTTATCAGCAAAATCGTCATCTGCACGATTGGCAGATTCTAATTCTTTCTTCATAATCTTACGTTCAATGTTAACTGGCGGCCATTGTTGTTCATAAGTATTTGGGAATCTTTCGAGGAAGGCCTCATTCAATACGTTAGTAAACATATAGCGACCATCATCTGATCCTTTACCTTTAGTATTTGCAGTAGCGAATACTGTAAAACCTGGTGCAGGTGTAATCAATTCACCTTTCTTTTTCAACATGAAAGGTTTGCCTTCAAGTACACGTTGCAAAGAGGAAAGATTCTGAGCGCCATAATCAATTTCATCGATACATAAAACAGCACCTTGACGAGCAGCCGTTGTAACAGGACCGTCACGCCATTCCATATTGCCGTTAATCAATACATAGTTTCCAAGTAAATCACCTTCATCAGTTTCGGGTGTCATGGAGATACAAATGAATTTACGTTTAGCCTTAGCACATGCCTGTTCAATAGACATTGTTTTACCGTTACCGGAATGACCAGTAACAAAGACAGGAAAGAATTGTTCAGATTTTACAATTGAAACAATGTCTTCAAAGTCACCGAATGGAACATAATTTTTATATACAGAAGGAACTAGATTTGTAGAATCCAAATCTGTAGCGATATTGGAAATTTTACTTAAAGATTTATCTATAGGTTTAACCATTGGAATGATTTTAGCTTGTAGAGCAATTGTTGAAGATGGAACACGATACATTCCACGAGCAACTCGGTTTGATTCATCTTTAGTGAACCATTGGGCACTTCGCATACCCATTTTTTGACATACTGTTTTAATCTCGGATCGACTCACTTCGGACTTACCGAGCGCTTGTAGATTAGAGATAAATTCTTCACGGATTTCAACACGATTTGACATAATATAAAACACCTTTTTAATTCACATGATACCATTATAACACAATCACAACAGAAGTCAAGCCCTCTGTTGTTTTTATGCAACACTTATACAGCAATGCCTTGAATGAATTTAGACACTAAAACACGGTTCACTTGTTTGCCGCGGTTGAATTTCATAAACGCATTTTTCAGTTTATTAGCTGTAACTCTACCTTCGATTTCAATTTCTTCATTGTCAACAATAAGATTAGAACCACCAGCAATCATAAAGAAACTGGTATAGCCTTTTCGTTTAGAAACAATAAATTTTTCACTTCGAAAATCTCTCATAACTTTCCGTTCTATTTCATGGGCAGCGAATCTATCTAATCTAGACATTTCACTAAATGATTGCCCACTATCATCAACATACATTCTTTGAATTGAAGCTTTTGGACGACCTTCAATAATGTAGAATCCAAATACTTTTGCATGAGTGGTCTTATTGAACCATTCAAGAACAGCACGGAATGTAGGACAACCATTACCATTTGTTGATGCCATTTGAGCTTCATATTGAAACTTCTTGTCACGCATAATTACATTTTCATAATCAGCACTAAAACTATTATAGCTACCAGTTGAATTAATAAATGAATTTATGTAATCAGCATCACCATCATGCACAATAACAAGATTGGTAAGATCCAGATTATTAACTTTCTTAAAGTTTAACATCAAATCTCTAGTTACAATAATTGCCTGAGTCAATGGAGTATTGCACAATTGTTCACTATGTGGACGGGAAACTTTACGACTATGACGATTACCCATATATGATACTTTTAACAAAATCATATTACGCAAAGCTCTTGTGAATTCAGCATTTGACATTTTGTGATTGAGATATTCACGCAATTGTACATTAGACATTGTTAGGTGATTGTTTTCACGGACAAACGAATCTCTTTGAATTTTTTCTCTAACTTCAGGATCAGGATCATATTCATTTATTTTGCGGTCATAGTACCAAGTACCAGAATCATCAGTAAAACCATAAACATGAAACGGAATATTTACTTTACGGCAGAACAAAGAAAGAATTAAAATCTGTTCAATAGAACCAGACATATTATCAGACATAGAACCAGAACAATCAAGCAACAAAATCAACCCATGTGATTTGCCTTTTGGCACCATCATCACTTTACGGAAAATGTTGTCATCAAATTGATACAATGAAAGTTTGTTTACATCGATATCACCTGTATCAGACAATTTAGATTTACTAAACGCCTTGGCAGCCTTACGCATTTCGAATTCTTTGGCAAGTAATCCAATGTATCGTTCATTCTTATTACGGAAATCTTTTACATATTCGTTGATTGTAGCGTATGTCAAACGTCCATTGTTGATATCATCCATGTAGTGTTCAGAAATTAATTCTTGTACACGTTTGGCAGGAGTAATGCAATTGTGCATATTCACTTTAGGCATTTCAATATAAACATATGATTTACATTTATTGTCTAAAAGGATAGATTCATTGTTGCGGAAATTATTATCTGTTTCACAAACAGGATCAAAGTCTTCATATGATGATTCGGATTCTTGTGATTGTTTGTTGCGGTTTATTTCATCAACGCCTTCACCGTCTTCGGTATCATCTTCAGATTCTTCAGCATCGGTATCAGTAGTTTCGGAAGAATCTTTTGATTCATCATCCGATTCATAATCTGAATCTTCAGAATTGGAATCATAATCATCTGATTCTTCATAATCACCATCTGCATCTTCTTCAAAATTAAAATCGTTACCTAATTCTTGTTGTTTTTCGAGCTGTTCACCTTTAGAATATTCGTAAACTTCATCAGTTACACGCATGGTATCTTCCCATGTTTCTAGCATTTGAATTTTACCAATCAATTGCATTTCAAAATTATTGAAGTCAATTGCTTGTGTGTATTGACTTTTGGTGAATATGTTTAATCGTTCAATAAACGACATTGTATTAACATCACGATCACCAAGGCCAAAGAAGTCACGCATTTGCAATTCAGTATATGCTTTTCGGAATGATGATTTAAGGCCAGGATATTTACGAATTACTTTTTTCTCAATACGAGCATCTTCTACAACATTAAGGAAAGATTTATAATTTTTATGTTTAGTTGTGTCAACAGCGGCATCATGCCAACCATCTGCTGGGGTATAAAGAGCATGTCCAACTTCATGGCCACCGAGCAAATCATACATAGCGCCTGACATATCTTTCCAGATAGGAAGATATAGAATACGATTTACTGGATCAAACTTGGCAGTTTGAATTTTTTGATGTTGAATGGAAAGATTCTCAGTTGCCATTAACTTAGCAAGTTGAGATTTTTGTTCGACTGTAAAAGCTGTCATAGATAGTCCTAATCAATTTATAGGTCTATTATATATCAGCTTCGACAGGATGTCAAGCGTCTGTTGTTTTTAGGCAACAGTAGTACTAAAGTATTACTTTTTGGGTTTATAGAAAATGAATACTGGTTCATACTTGAGCCACATACCATTTACTTTACAGAAGTTCTTTGCCTTAGGTAAACCTGTTTCTGTATCTACCCGATTACCACCTG